TCAGTTGTGTACTCAGCTTTCAAAGCACGTGACTTAGCAGTTACAGAAACTTTCTCAATGGAGAAAGACATCTGAGCAAATTCAGCTCCGACACCGTCACCAAGTGCTTCTGCATCAGCAGTAGCAAGGCCAGTACCAGTTGTTTCTGAACCTGCACCCAATGCGTTAGCATGAGTACCAGCACCAGAGTAATCGGTATCTGCTTCGCCGTAGAAGGCTTCTGGCTTACCGCTTTCGTCTTCGTACTTAGAACGCATAGCGAAGATCAAGCCAGTTGGGCCAGTCATCGGCTGTACGCCTGCGATATCATATGCAACCAAGTTAGGCATTGCACGGCGTACTAGTGAGATCAGTACGGGATCATATTTAGCCATATCAGCAGTTGAGTTAGCTGGTGCGGCTTCTGAAAGTAACGATCCAGATGCGCCTAGGCTTTCACCTTCTTGCATGGATGTTTCTGTATTCTCCAAGAGAGTAGCTGTTACGGCCGCTCTGTGAGAATCTTGGATGCCGGGCAGAGCGCCATGCTCTAGAATCGGCTTCCACTTTTGCATTAGTTCTTCATTTCTCATTGTGGTTCTCCTTTTTTGAGATTTTACTTAGTATTATTTATAAAAATTTATTTTGCGGCAAAGCTGCCAAGCGATTCCGCATAACGAGCAACATATGGATCAACATGTGCTACTTGCTCTGCTTCTTCCGCAGTCTCTTCATTTAGAAGATCGGTTTCGTCTTCTTGCACAGGAGCAGGAGCTTGTTCGGCAAAGTAGGAAGTTTTAATAGCTTCCATCTTAGTTGCAAACTCTTCTACTGATTCATAAGACACGCCTTCTGAGAGAACACGCAATTTTTCGACTTGAGTGTCTGTTAAGTCCTCAGAAATAGTTTTGAATGCGATGTCAAGATCAGCCTTTTCTTTCGCTTCACGAACTTCAATCATTTGCTCTACGATGTCGTTGTACTTAGAAGTAGACTCTTCGAGTTTAGCTTCCAGTTCTGCAACTGCATCGATTTGCTCATCATCGATTTCCATGTTATGCTCAATAACAAGACCTTTGATACTTGTTAGCAGTGATTCAGCGACTTCAACTTTAATGTTGCTTTCGACTTCAACCTTGTTGTCTTCCATCCAGCTTTCTACAACGTAGTCTAGATATTGGTCAACTTTTTCTACCAACTCGTCTACAGTAGTATTAACTTGCTCCTGTAGATCACTTTCAAACTTTTCTTCAAGTGATGCTTTTTCAGCAGTCACTTTTTCTTGTACAGCGGCTTCGAAGATAGCTACTGTTTGTGTTTTAAAATCTTCAGACAATTCGGTGCCTTCAAATAGACGCTCGACTGCTTCTTTCAGTCCTTCGTCATTTGAGCCCTGTGGTGTTTTAACATCGTCTTCGATGTTATCTGCTTTTGGATCGGCTGCCTTTTTAACATCGCCTTTACGCTTTTTGACAGCGCCGCCAGCAGGTGTTACAGGATCAGCCGCAACAGAATCTTCACCAGTTGCTTTGGCTTCGTCCAAGTCTAGATTCTTCTCTAGTTCTTCACTCATTTGGTTTCTCCTTTAATAGTAGGTGTTTATCTATTATATTTATAAAAATCATGTTTTTGACAATGAGCTTACAAATTTCTCGAAAAGAGCGGCTGCCTTGATCTCAAGTTCCCTTGTAGATACTTTAGCAGTTTCTCTGATCTCTTCTTCAATTTGATCAAATGCATTTGCCATTGTCCACGAAGAAGATGCTACATCATAGATCCAGTCAACGCCTTCCATAACACCCTTAACGAATGCATCTGGAGCTGATGGATCTGCAACGATATCTCCTGCAGTAGCTAACATAAAGTCACTCTGCACTTCCATAACGCCATCTTTGTTCTGCTTAATAGAACCCATACCACGTGAAGAGATCCCTACGAGACCGCCCTCATCAATAAGATTTTTAACAATCTTACCCATAGGAGTTTCCATTATTTTAGCTCTACCAACAATATTAGAGCCTTCTTTTCTTAAATCTGTAAACATGTGAGACACACGATCTAGATTGATAGTAGGACCAGCAGGATGGCCTAGTTCTCCGTATGCTCTATTCTTAGAAACATAAGATTCGTTGTAACGCTTAGTTTCTGCTTCTAAGATAGTAGCAGGATATAAACGTCCATTTCTGTTCTTGATATCACCTTGCATGATGATACCTTCAATGAAATAATTCTTCTTTCCGGTCTTTTCGCCTTCTTCGTTTAGAATATCTTCTTGGAGATATTGAACGTCTTCAACGATTTCTTTGATTAGTAATGTCATGTTACTTACCTGCCGTCATTGCGAATTGAACGATCTGCATAAACTTTTTACTATCGTCTAGCATGCCTTCAACCTTCTTTTTGTTAGATCCATTCAACTGTTTGTGCATTGAAAGAATCATTGATGCTGTTGTCATGTCGACCTTTTGCTTCTTACCGTCTTTAAACTTGATCTGTCCAATTGACTTCTTTTTTACGATACTTGCTAAATCTTCAAGTACGCCTTCGACAACAATCTCTGACTCAGCTTCTTCATAGACTTCTTTATCTTGACCTTCTTCACGATCGGCTTCACGCTTCTTTTTCTTCTTACCCTTGATCTCGCCAGAAAACTGATCATCTGGTGCGACAGGATGGTCACGCTTGTCAACGATATGTTTGTCTAAAAAATTCTGCTCATCTGGAGACTTTGGTTTATCTGTAGTCTCAGCGAGCATTTCCTTAAAGCTTTTCATTGCTGCCCCTTACTCTTCGGTTGTTTCCGCTTCTACGTCTACTTCAGGCTCTTCGATTTCTTCTACCTTGCCTGAAGGATACATGTCAGCATATTTCGTTTCGATAGCAGATGTCATTTTGTCTGCCATAATGTCTTGGAACTTAGACTCAAACTCAGTTGCGTCTTTGTCCATTGCATGTTTAATTAATTCTTTCACGCTCATTTACTATCTCCTTGTTTATATACTTATTTATATTCTTTTACAACTAGTCTATACAATCTTGTGTTCTGCGCCGAAATCCATATCCGAGCTGGAATCATCGTCATTTTCAGAATCTTTTTCTTCTTCATCCTTAATGGCTTTATCCATACTCTCAATTTCGTCTTCGTTCATATACAACACATTCTTGCGTACCCAGTCTTGCGAGTAGTACTTTCCAGTGTACTCATCAATGTCTCTGAGTAGCCCTAGTCGTTCTCTCAAAATCTCACTTGTTTTCAATTCTTCAAAGTGATTATCACTCATGAAGTCATAACGGAGATTAGATTGAATTTTAGCCCAATCTTCAGGAGCAATAACTCCTTTCAAAATTAACTGTTTCTCTAGTAGTTTGTCAAATAGCGTAGAGAACCTTGCTCTTAGTCTACTGATAAACTTACTAAATTTAATCTCATCTCTGGATATCTCTGAGGCTCTTCCTAAAGAAAACCCTGCATCAGATTCCATTCTTGAGATGGGAACGTTCAATGATTTCATCAAACGCTTCTGAAAATATAATACATCATCAAGTTCGCCTAAGTTCTGACCGCCAGGTAGAGTAGTGATCTCTGTCCCTCTGCCGCCTTCACGTCTAGGTAACCAAAAATCATCAGTCATAGACATATGCCTACGATCATCTTTAACGTCACCTGTTGCCATATCATAGACTACACGATTCTTGTGCTTAGTCATCATATCACGTAGATACTGCTCTGCCTTCATCTTAGGCAAATTACCTACGTCAATATAAAAGATACGTCTTTCAGGCGCTCTTGAAATTCTGTAAATAACAACTGCGTCTTCCATCATACGCAATTGGTTTAAAGGCTTGTATGCCTTATGTAAATGTGATAGTACTAATGTACTATTTTCGTTAAGTAGTCCAGAGTTAGCGTTTACAATTGAGTCTTTTGCAATCTTAAGACCTGCCATTCCTCCCTGAGTACTACCATCTGCAAAACTTTGTGGCTTACTGCCACTGATATTATTAAATCCTTTTTCACTATAGACATAATATTCGTTCTTAATCTTCTTTGCTATAGCTTGGTTATCTTTTTCACCAATCTTTTCGTTCTTATATTCACGCACTTTTCTTAGTTTGCGTGGATCAATGTATCGTAATTCTTGAATGCCCTTCTTAGGAGCTTTAATATCAATCATCACATGATAGTTGATTCTTCCGTCAACGTACCACTTTTGAAATGTTTCGTATCCAGTATTAGAGAAGTCTAGTAGCTTAAGTACGCCATCGAACTCTTCTCTAATCTTTTTCTTAATGTTATCAGGCTGTTCTAAATCGTCTGTAACACACTCAACGACTTTTTGGTCGTTTGAGATTGAAATTGCTTCGTTTACTACATCGTCAATGGCTTGAGATACCTCAGGCTGTTGCATCATAGTTCTATATTTCTGTACAAGTTCTGCTTCTGACTTTGCAGTACCGTCCATATCCAAAAAAGTACTGATCCCAGTACCAGTTGCGGCGATATTTACAGCGCCGTCATCAGTTTGCGGTGTAACGAAAGATGGAATATTATCATTCTCATCCTGTTTCCGCTTTATTTCAAATCCAAATAAATCCATAGTTAATCCTCTAATAGAGGGAGAGAAAAACTCTCTCCCCTAATTATTGTCCAATTAAGCGTTGGTGCCGCCGGTGCCAGTAATGCCACCATCAACGTTCCACCAATCGTATTGGAATGTCACATCAAATCTTTCAATGTCGTCCGTAGTGTTCCAATCCATAGCAATAGAAGCTACTGCTGTTGGGAACAGACCATTAAAGTTATACGTTCTCAACGGTACACCAGTTTTTGAGTACTGAGTAATCTGTGCTTGTGACTTATACTCTGAACTCGCCGCTGTTGCCAACTGTCGTGTATTACCTTCGTGTGCATTGATTGAAGCCATCCAGTTTTCCATCGCATTGCGAATTAGGAAGTCTTCATCATTCATGATAGTAACAGTCCATTCAGCGAATGTTCTGTCACCTGCGATTTTTACTTTACGACCGAAATACGGGATCTCGATTGTGCCCAGAGTACTCTCTGGAATTGCTGCCGCCTGTACCATGAAAGGTGTTTTAAGATCGGCTATTGCATTTACAGGGTTTGTAATCTGTACTTGAAATAGCGATGCTTTAGCACCCCCGAAGGTCAGTTGGCTTTTAATTTCATTAATGTTGAAAGCCATTATTCATATCTCCTTTGATTAATATTTATTAAAACTGACCTACTACTTCAGAAAACTCTACGCCCGATCTAACGGCTACAAAGTTAAGCTGAATGAAGTTGATAGAACGTGCTGGCTTGATATAGATATCGCCAACAAATTGGTTACTATCAATGACATTCGAAGTGTTGTTAGTTTCGTCACAAACAACTCTGAAGTCATAGATACCACGTCTACCTTGAACATCTCGCAAGAAAGGCTCAACTAGGTTCTTGAACTGGGCTCTCGTAAAGTCATCGTTGAACTCAAACAATGTAGACTTAGCGGCTACACCGATTGCTTTCTCTAGTACGATGAACAGTCTACGCACGTTGATTCGATCAAATGCAGATGTTGTTGGTGCATTTGTCTTATCACCAAACAAGATAGTGCCTTGACCTGGCTGTGTGATAACTGGGTTAATCTTGCTCTTGTAGAGAACATCTCTTTCAGCTTTAGCAGGATTCAATTGCAACTTAACAACATTTTTGACGTTACCTCTGCTATAACCAGCAGGTGAGAACCAAGGATCTCTTACGTCATCTGTTCTAGCACAAAGACCAGCAATGTCAGCGTTCAATGGAATCCAACGATACACATCTGAGTACTTGTCGTACTGATATTTATATCCGCTGTCAATGACTGCAAAAGTAGATGCTGTCAGCGTATTTGAAAAATCTACCATATTCGCTACAGTTGTATCGTCTAGTTCTGGTGAGATGAATGCAACACAGTCTTTACGAGTTTCACAAACGTTATTAATGATGTGATTCGCAAGAGTCGATCCTTTTGCTTTACCTTGAATGATCAGTGATACGTCAACGTCTGCTGGATCAGTATACAAGTTATATCCGGCAATAACATCGCCTACAGTAACATCATCTTCGTCAAGACCGTCAACGCCTGTAGTAAGAGTTGCTTGACCGAAAGTCAATGAGGCTTGCAATACTGCTTGAGCAGGAGTACATTTAATCCAATCTGAACGATTTTCAAAAACATCTGGTGAGAAGTTGGTAGAACCGTCTGCACCAATTGCACCTTGTGCCGTATCGATGTCTTCGAATGTCTCTAGGATTGTTCCTGCAGTACCAGTGATTCCACCATCGATGTCACGTACAACAACGTGCATTCTAGTATTAGTTGAAGGAGGACTATCAAATAAGTCTGCGTCTCCCCACTGGGTGCTGAATGCCGCGGCGTATTGCGCTCCGTTAGCAGGATTATATCGTCTGTCGAAAGTGATTGTTCTTTGAAACTTAGTAGCATCTCCAGCGTCTGCGACTGCGGTAGCAATCGCACTAACAACCAATTCAATTCCTGTTGAAAGAACAACTCTGTCTCCTACTGCAAGATACGTTGGATCAGTGTTAGCAACCAGTCCTGAAATGATACCAGTAGTAGAATAAGGTTCGATTGTTAAAGTATCTGTCCTAGCGGTAACTCCCATATTGGCAGTGCCAACACAATGAGATACTTGAATAGAATTACCTAATTTACCTTTGTACTTTGCTGAAAAGTTCGTACCTCCGGCAGCCGCGGCTGTACTATCAGTTATACGTGTTACGTACAGTGCATCACTATACGCTAAAAAGTTTGCGGCAGAAAACCATGTTTCATGGTTTGTCCACAATGTGGTGAGACCAGCATCTGTGTAGTAAGAAGCAGGCTTGCCAAAGCGATTAGCTAAGTCTTGCTCTGATGTTACTAGGATACGTTGATCTTCTGGACCCCAACGAAAAACACCTGCGATAGCGCCTTCAGTTGTTGCTACAGCGGGGACGACATTTGTTAGGTCGATTTCGCTGATATTAACGCCTGGACTTGTTTGAAAAGCCATTTCTCATTTCTCCTTGTTTATTTTGTAAGTTATAAACTTCTTTATTTCTATATTTATAAAAACAGCAATTTAGTAGTTTAACCACTGGGCTGTTCCTATCTGCTCATCGTCAAGGATATCCTCGTCATAAGTGTTGAAACCAATTGGTAGAAGGCTTTCCATAAGTTCTTCTTCGTTCCTTGATCTGAGTTTATCGATAGTATTTATGTCTGTGACTTCTTTGAAAAACGTTTGATCAGTCATCCATCCGAATAACACTAGACACATAACCAAATCATCGTGTGTTCCAGATTCTGCTTCATAAGAATTGCCACGTCTGGAGAATGTCGAAAGTTCATTTATTGTTCCGAAGTCGTTGATAATTAGCTGATCTTGCTCAATCAACATTTTGAGCATATTACAGCCGATAGACTTCACATTTTTTGTAGTTCTGATTCCTTTATCTGCGGTTTTTGAAAACCCAGTGGACAATCTTTTGCCTGCTCTTCCTGCTGACTCTGTATACATTAGCGTTTCAACTTCAAATTCATAATGCAACACTTCTGATACTTGTTCGCCAATGTCGTTTACCTCTATCAGAGTATAAGCCTCGTTATATCTCTCTATACTTCTATATATGATTTCAGCGTAGTCAATAGGGGTAATGGTGTTGTCTTTATACACGCATACTTGTTTATATGGCATCTCAGTGACATCAATTATCTGAAAAGCAGAGTAATCTAAACCCTTTCCTCTAGATACGTCACATACACACACATATACGTGATCTTTCTCTGGTTGCTGATAGACTTTCATCTTATCAGTCTGAGCAATGGGCTGTAAGTCAACCATAGTCTTGAGTTTTGAGCCTTCTATCAATGTTCCTGAAGAACCTAAGAAAGCACATTCAAATTCTTGGGAGAACTTCTGTTGATCGAAGTCCATAGCCGCAAGAGTTTCTTTTTTCCACTTATCATCACGGCGAGGAACTTTGTTCCATGGCACTTCGATGTATATGTATCCATTTCTATTTTCTTGTGCGCCAATGCATGTCTTATAGAAGTGATTGAGTCCATTAGGTGTGGAAGTAAAGAGAATTTTTGTAGTGTCGCCAGATGAGATTGTCGGAAAAACTGAAGCAAAAAACTCGTCCCAGTTCTCTACGAATGCAGTCTCATCGATGTACAAGAATGATATAGATTTACCACGAATAGCACTTGATGATGTTGAGCCAGCTATAATCTTACACCCGTTCTCAAATTCAACTGAGCCTTTGTTCCACTCAATAACTCCTTGCTGTAGCCAGCTTGGGAGTGCTTCGTATGCAATCTTAATTCGATCTAGTATCTCACGTGCGGCATCGCCCTTATTAGCAAGCAATGCTACTGTTTTAAAGTCGTTAAATATGATGTAGTGTAGAATTACTGCTACGGCTGTAGTAGTTTTACCTGCCTGTCTTGACGTATTAACTGTGACACGCCTGTTCTCTGTGATAGCAGTACAGATTTCTTTCTGATAATCATACATCTTAATCGGTATAAGACCATGATCAACGTGTACAATTTGAATGTATTTCTCTGAGAAGTATATAGGATCTTTGGCACACTTAATAAACTCAGATACCATTTCTTGCGAAAATTCTACATCTGTGCCCTTTCGTTTTAGATTGACGTTACCATTATATCCTTTAACCTGCATATTATTCACTGCTTCTCATATCTTTTAGTAACTGTTGAAGTTCAGCCGTAGAGCCAACGAACAAGTTGTTGTTATGTACTCCATTCTCGCTAGGATTCTTCACTTCTTCGCTTTCTTGCTTCTTCGTTGACATAGAGACTAAATCTTTGTTTGCGTCAACTAATGTTTTCATAATCGTAGATACCACTTCATAAGCACGAGGATGCTCTGATGCTTTAGCGACATCTAACATTTGTTCTAGTGCTTCCGTGCCGGTTTCAATGATATTGTAGAAGTTAGTTCTAGCATAATCATAGTCTCTGTCAACTTTATCATCGACAGGCTTGATTTCTGCTAGTTCACTCTTCTTAGGAACTACCAATTCACCTTCTCCCTCATTCAAACTTTGCAAAGGCTCTAGACCTAAGCTATTACTAATCTCATCTTTAATCATGTTAAGCATCCAATATTTGTACTATCTCTGCCCAATTATCGTCAATGTTAATATCTGAGTATGCGACAGAATCAGCAATCTTCGTAGTTGGTTGACCACCAGAGGTCAAACCAGGTTGCACATTCACTTGCTCTTCGGCAACTGTAGCCGTTGTATTAGTATATATATTATTGTCAACGAACTTAATTATTCTCTTATTAGTCGTTGGTCCGAAGTAAAATGCCTTCATCTGAAAGTTTAATGTCCACATTAGAACTCTTCTAGTCTCAAAATCTCCTTCATACGAGTCTTCTGTAGTCACACTCTGCAAAACAACAGGAATATCTACGTAGAAGTCCATGTTATCAATCATCTTAACACTAACAGTTACGTCAGGCTTAAAGAAAGGTAGAATTTGCTCTAGAATCTTTGTGCCATCCTCAGTGTACTTTGTCATTATATTCAACTGAAAGTCGATATCATACGGAGCAGGACTATATAGATTCAACACATTACTGTCATCTGTTGATATAGACTTTGTTTGTCTCACAAGAGATCCAACTTTACGTGATGGATTATAGTTCATGCCCATAATCTCGAATGACATACGAGGTAGAGTAATAGCGGGCTTATCTAGGTTTGGATCGCCTTCTAATCTCGCAAGCAACTTCTGCGCTGGCGCATAGTTAATTGGTACAGTCATCCGCTGTATTTCAGTGCCTGCGTTATTACTGCGACCTATCTGAATATCATTAAACAGTGTGCCAAATACGGCAACATATCTACGTGTTGATTCGTTATAAAAGTGTTGACCAAACATTAGAAGTTATCCTCCCCAAACGGGTTATTCTGAGTAAAGTCTAGGATATTATCTCCGATTGTTTCTATAGAAGTATTATCAGCAATAGTGTCATATATTTCAACGTTCTGTAGTTTAGATTGCGCTACTACGAT